CTACTTGAATAAAATTTGTACCAGAACTTGGAAGACCGGATACACTTGTTAATGTAATTTCTGTAGCAGAACCATTGTTTCCTCCTGATGTAGCACCAATTGCTCCATTTAAAGTAGTAGTAATAGCCCCTAAAATATTACCACCCCATAAAGATATACCCCAACCAAAAGCTCCTAATTGTTCTGCGGGTCCTACGTGATAGTATTGATAGTATTTAATTCCACCAGATGTTGTTGCACCTGAACCTGTTTCATTGCTAGGCATTGTAATAGTAATTGTAGTAGTTGATGGTACACTTGTTACCATAAATTTTTTATCATTAAAATCTGCTGCACTAAAATTAGAATTTGTAATTGTACTAAAGTCACTAAATAAAATAATGTCTTGAGCTTGAAAAGTATGTGTTCCTGGAAAAGTTATAGTCACAGTTGGTGATCCGTTAGTTGTGCTAAACGCACTTGTAATTGCTGTACCAGTTGGGTTAACTAAAGGATGAATGTCATAAAATACACCCCCAGAATAAATATATAAAATTTTATTAGTTCCTATAGCTGCGTACTTAATAGAACCTGTGCTAACAAAATGATGTAAACCTCTAGCTGCTCCTGTTAGTTTTGACTCTCCTAATTGATTCCATCCACCTATCTTCTCCGGTGTACCATATCTAAAACGTACGTTTTCTCCTTCAACCCATTGGCTTTCAGCCCCGGTATCTGTAACTTGTTTGTTAAATCCTGGTAAAAATCCTAATTTTTGTAACATATAAAATCCTGTTTATTAGGTAATATAGCAGATTGTATGTGATTTCAATATGTTTAAAGCAAGGGGAATCAGTGGTGGATCATCCCCTCGCAAGCCTAATGTATAAACTATTTTTTAATTTTTGTCAACTTCACACCTTTAAACCAAGCAGGTGCGCCTAAGATAGGTCTTTTATCAAGGTAGTTTTCTTTAGCTGTTTTAGAACTAGATTTATTATAATGTAGAAATACTTGTCCACAGTTCTTACCTTTAAATTCTTCTCGCCAATGTTCTAGATCACAACCAGAATAAATTAACATGTCCCCTGGTTCAAGGTCCACTTTAACTCCTGCTTGACCCTGTTTTCCTGTTGGGTCTAAATAGATTGGCCATGGCTCACCACCTAGGTTCAACGTAGTAGATATTTCACATGAGTATCTATCTTTGTGTCGAGCTAGGACATCTCCTTCTTTGTATATTCTTGCATAGGAATATGTAGGACTTAACTTTATTCCGGTGTGTTTTTCCATAACAGGTTTTACTTGCTGTAATAAAGTTTCCATTGCAATGTCACTGTAATGTGAATAAGTATTAGGCACTTGCTCATCGTTCCATACACCGTAGTATTCTGTAAATGGTGATAGATACTTTTGATCAAATAAAAATCTTGCAACCTCTCTTTTATTTAAAAAATATTGATATACAAACTCTGCTAACTCAGGTGAGATAGCTGATTTTAATACTGTGTATTTATTTTTCTTGAACGACATTTAATACTCCTTTTGGTATTGCTTGGCAGTTCCAATGTATAAATCTAAACGGATCATAACCCATATCAACAATGTATTGATGTGGCATGTATGATGGAAAGAATATCATTCGACCTGGTTTAACTTGATAATTTATTGCAGAACTAGCATAAGTTACTTTTGATTTATCTAACTCTGGTAACAGGTTCATTACATTTCCTGCACGTGGATCTTCAAACAACGGTAATGATGTTTTCTCACTAGATTTTAAAAAATAGAAACCTGATATGTGACCATTCCAATGTGTATGTAAAGTATGATGTCCACCACCTTTTTTAGCAAATTCTTGTACCCACATTTCTGTCGTAAATAGTTGATGATTTGACATATCAAAACCCATTTCAATTAATAGGTTGTGAGCTGTTGCACCAATGTAATTTTGTAATTCTAAAAAGTCAGGATCGCCAATCAAAGATGTAGAATGGAATACATGACCCATGTCTCCTTTATCACCAAACTTTTTATTACGTTTATCAATAGCTGGTTTTAAAGTTTTCTTAGACGCTTCTATATATTTATCGGATGCATTGTTTAATTTTTTTTCAAACTCTGGTGCATCTGCAAACCAGATAGGACATTTAAAATAATCTTCCCTAAATAATTGAGTAGGGTAAGTTATGGCTTTTGGTTTCTTTATTCTTTTTTTCTTCTTTTTCATATTTCTCCTTTATTGAAATGGGTATCCTAAATTCCAGATAACCAAACTGTTTCGTTCACCACTTTTAACTGGACATACTCTATGCCATACAAAAGAAGGAAACACAACCAATGATCCTTTAGGTAATATTTCTGTACATTTTTTAACGTTTCTTTTTTTATCTGGATCTAAATTTCTAAAATCAAATTCTAGTTCTCCACCTTTATAATCTTTTGGATTAGATAGAGTAACCGTTACTGATAATTTTCTAATCTTACCGTGCGATGGATCACCTTGTTGTCGTTGATAAGGTTGATCCCAGCTATCGCAATGCCAATCATAATACTGGCCTTTTTTATATTTTGTAAATTGACAAGACTCAGAAAAATCCCAATTAAAATTCCAACCCGCTGATGCGTTTGCTTGATGTATGTAAGGTTGTATTTCTTTATATACCCATCTATCATTCATCCAAACAATATCTGAATCTCTTTTCTTTTTTAAATCTATAACTTGTTTTTTATTTAATTTTTTATCACCATAACCACCAGTGACTGCCATTTGTTCTTGAAGTTGTTTTCCGTATTTAGAAATATCATCACAGATACGTTCTGGGATGGCTGATTTAAAATACCAATAATAATTTGTTAAATTCATATATGTCTTTATAAAAAACTTTATAAAGAATTTTTAAGAAACTGTCAAGGTTCCTGAAACTGTAAATGTAGCTACTTTGTAACCTCCAGCTGGGGCTGGTAATGTAGCAACAGAATTTGTTCCTGGTGCTGCTGAAAAATTAATTGTACTTGGTCCTCTTACTACTACAATTCCTGATCCGCCAGCTCCACCATCTCCACTGCCACCAGGATAACCTGATCCACCACCACCTCCACCACCAGTATTTGTGGATCCCGCTGTTCCATTTCGAGCTACGCTACTTGGTTGAGGGGTACCATTACCACCACCTCCGCTTCCACCACAACCTGCGTTAGTTGATGCGCCACCTTGTGAAAAAGTTCCAGCTCCACCACCACCACCTCTTGTAACAGATGAACCTGTAATTGAAGTTGCTAAACCATTTCCACCATTACCTCCGTTACCAGGAGTAGAACCATTTGCACCTACAGCGCCAGCTCCACCACCACCTCCACCACCACCTACGGGTCCTGGACTTCCACTACCTCCAGCATTACCTTGCGGTGGACTTGTAGGAGGAGTGTTTCCTGCTGCTCCGCATCTAGGAGTAGCACAACTGTTAAATCCACCACCTCCTGAACCTCCAGTTTCTACGTTAGCACCTCCTTGTCCTCCTCTACCTCCACCTGTAGATGTAATTGATGAAAATATAGAATCAGTTCCAGATGTACTAGCTGTTGGATAAGGTCCACCAGAGCCACCAGCACCGACTGTAATTGAATAACATCCTGCAACTATAAATGCACTTCCTGCACCTAAAGGAGAGGTAGTATAACTACCTGTAGAAGCACCTGATGATTCTCTATAACCACCAGCTCCAGCACCACCGCCTCCGTTATAATTTGCTCTACCATTTCCGCCACCACCACCACCAGCTACTACTAAATAATCTAAACTAAAACCAAACTCTGGCCATGTTCCTTGTTGCTTGGCTGCCATTTGACTTTGCATTGACCACACACCACTTGCTTTGTTTAATTCTTTTACAACCACAATTCCTGAACCGCCTGCTCCTGCTGAAGGTGCAGGAGGATTACCTGCTGATCCACCACCACCACCTGTGTTTGCAGTTCCTGCTGTTCCATTTCCAGTATTAATAGCACCTGCTCCACCACCACCTGTACCACCTGAACCTGCTGAAGTAGATGGTCCACCTGCAGCACCACCACCGCCACCAGCATAAACACCTGAGTTTGGTAAACCTGGTCCAAAAGTTGGAGTTATATCAAGACCAGCACCGCCTGTTCCACCAATACCAGAACCAGTTCCTGGAGGTCCTATTGGACCACCTGAATTTCCAC